AGCCAACTTCCACTCCGCATTCATGCCTGATAAGGCCTTGGTCATCTGGCTAGAGTCCAAAAGCATGCTGGGGCCACCGAAGGGAGCAGGGTTGCTATCATAGGCAGCACCACCGCGCATCTTGCGTGTTCTGCGCATCTTCCGGGAAGCCTTACGGCCCTTCTTGGACGCCTTGCGGCCTTTGCGTCTGCGAGCACCACCCGCCTGACCCGGGTCCTTCATGTTCGCAATGGCAGTGAGAGCAGAGTTCAAGGGGGCAACGCGAGCCGCGTTCATGAGGTTGGCAGGGATGAGAGCCTGCTCGGTGACAGCACCAGGGAAAGGACCCGCATCCAACGCAGCACCACCGTGCTGCTTGGCGTGCATAGAGGCAAACTGCTGGCCCTGAGCCAAGCTCTGGGCAAGCATCGCCGCCATGGGGTTACCAGCTGTAGACGCAGGAGTAGAATCACCTCCGCGCATCTTATGGTGCCTACGCTTGTGTGTGCGCTGCTTCTTCGAGTGACGACGAGACATCTTCTTAGCCATTTGTTTCTACTTGGAGACGCGAAAAAAAAGGTCTCTCTCGGTAGAAATGGAACCACAGTGGATGAAGAACATTTCAAACGAGACTGTTTGTAATTTCTTTTATTTCTTCTATGTTCTCTATGCCGTTTTGGCGATCATTAGCGTGTTCGGTTTGGTAGGAGTCTTCTTTATGAACTTGCCGAAGAATGTATTAATTGCGACATCCATTCAGGGTCTTTTAATGGCAGGACTTGCTGGGACAACCGCGCTTTTCCACTATTTAGTCTGCTCTCGTGCTTTGTTACCAAGTGTCGGAGGAGGACGCAGAGACTATTAACCCTCTACAACGATTTCAATGAGCTCTACTGGATTCGGCTCGACGATGAACACTTGTTTTCCTTTCTTGGCATGACGAATGGCGACTCCTTCATTACTCCGTGACTTGATTCCCACAAAGGTTACCAGATGCGAGCATTCTTTGAGAATCCGCGCATCTCGTAAAATCCCTGCTTTTCTCTGAAACTTTCGCCAATCTGCTTCCACACATTGGGTATCTATATGATTTCGCTCAGCCCAGATAGAAATAAGAGCGGAACTTGTTCCTTCACTTGGTAGAATGATTTTATCGGGCATGCGCCCCAAGACACTCATGAGAGGATGAAGGACCTTCTCATGAATTTCTTCTTTGGTGATTTGATTGTGAATTCCTAGAACTCCCAAGTAAATCGGTTTTCCAACAATACGTATGTCTGATTCAAAGTCCATGGTTGCTTTTTCTAGTCAAGACGAATGAGTCAAATTTTAGTGCTTGCGAGTGTGCTTATGTTTGCTTTTCTGTTTATGTTTATAAAAATGCTCTAGAGCTGCTCATAATCTACAGAACGCATCTGTGTAGCATTGATGCGGCGCTTCTGGATCTTACCAGACACAATATAAATGGAGTTCTCCGTGAGGATTAAAAAATCATCCTGAACCTTGTAGATTTTACCAACCAATGAGGTGAACTCCTCATTTGACTTGACAAGCATCTTCTCCTTGGTATCGGGGTCCTCACCAATGAATGCCTTGCTAGTAGCAGACTCTACATAGTAGTCAAGCTGGATAGGCTTGTCCTGCTGAATCGCAAGACGGGAGGCATGGAGAAGTGTCGTAGCACCAGGAAGAACTTCCTGTTGCGCAGCAGAGGTCGGGGGAGCAGCATTCGTTGTGGCCGGAACTGAGGAGCTAGACATCGTGAATTCTGTGAGTAGAACTGAAAGTCGGAGAGCTGATTTTCCGCATTCACTGCGGAAGAGGTCGGAGAATCTCTTTGGAATGCCGCTTCAGAATCTGATTCATATAATGATAGGCTTCCTCTAACTGTTCATATTTGCGAGCACCTGTTACAATGATATCCCCTGTTTGAAACGCAAGGATTGTGATTTTCTTACACTGACCAGGCGCATCGCCTTCACCTTGTCCCTGGCAAGCCTTCTCGCAATTACAAATACCAGGGCGTCCAATTTGGCGTGATGTATTGTAGTAGTATTTGATATTGACTCCCTGGTGGATAAGTTTCTCCAAAGAGGAGAACAAACTATACTGGGGCCCACTGACAATTTGGTGAAGGTTATCACGGTGAATGCTCGCATTTACATGATAATCAGAGTTAATCAGCTGAATCTTTAGTAGTTTGACAAAGACGGGCTCCTTGCTGATAGGCGTAGGGAGTGCTTTCAAAATAGGGAGGAGCCATTCAAGAGTAATAGTAGCAAATTCAAGTCCAGTAATTCCTGTCATCTGGATTCCACCATTCGCAAAGAGTTTGATGTTGACCTCCTTGAATTGTGTAGGGTCTTCCATACGTCGCTTCCGCACAACAAGTGTGCTTTGGTTAAAGAATGACTTTTTCGCGGCCTTCTTTTTTGTGAGAAGGTCGCGAGCCGACGCACCGACAACGCGGTCCTTATGTTCCATTTTCAGAATCCCTTCTTCAGGATAGCCAAAGGGAATCAAGATAGAAGAGAGTTGCTCAAACAGTTTGTCCAAATACAGTAAAGACCCAATGTTTCCTGTCGCAACATTTGTTGAAATTCTCAGAGGGGTGAATGTAACGTCCTTTGAATCCATTTCTTGCCTGCCTAAGGAAATGGAAATTTACAATTCAAATTTGCCGCGCAGCATAAGGATCCATTCAGACAAGTCCTTTACAGTTTCATGAAGCAGTCTTACTTGTAAGACATCCGCATCCGCAAAATGAAGTAATGAGATAATTTCTTCTGGACCCACACACCCTAACGTTTGAAATATAAACAAGGCTTGATTAATGACTTCTCCAATATATTGTGATTGCGCATATTTTTCTACGAGTGCTTGAATTTCATGGCGCGCTGTATGAAGCAAGAGCCATCCAAATATATTGCATTCTCTAGACTTGTTGTATTGGAGGAGGAAAAAACGAATATCTCCTCGCCTATAATAAATATCGGATGGCGCAATAGTTTTTGTAATTTCTTGTAGCTTTTGTTCATTGCTCACATTGTGGGTGAGTTCAAAAATAGGTTCAAATCGGCTTCTGAATTGGTCAGCAGAAGGAGTCTCAAAATAGATACGAAGAAATCTGTGAAGAATTGAGGAATGAATCCGTGAAATCGAATTGCATAAGAAAATAATCAAAAGGTCGCTGGCTGGCTTGTCTAACAACGGACGCAGGGCAGATTGCGCTTGCTCTGTTAATGTTTCCGCTTCATCAAAGATAATAATTTTGGGAGCCCTTCGTTGGAAAAAATCAGAACCAAACAACACATGAATCTGTGATCTGGCAAATGGGTAAACTTTGGAGCGAACAGCCTCTAGGCTCCGCTCATCGCTGGAATTGAGGAACAATGCTTTCCCTGTAAATGTTTTTCTGTTGTTGTAAAAAGCTTTGACGAGAGAGTGTGCTGTTGTTGTTTTTCCAGAACCAGGTGGCCCTACGAACAGCAAATGGGATAAGCACTCGGGCTTTTCCACAAATTTTGTCAATAAGTTCCCTATTGAAGGGTCTATACCTTCAAACATAGTAAGTTGTCTTTGATTCTCTCTAGGCTCTTTTTACCGAAAAGCCTAAACAAGCGACTGAGGAGGCCTTTTAGGAAGATGCCACCCAAAGGACGTGCAAAAAAGACAAAAGAAGAACCCGTTGTAGTAGAGCCTGTCCCTGTCGCTGTCGCTGTCGCTGCCGCTGCCGCTGTCGCTGTCGCTGTACCTGCCGCTGCCGCTGTCGCTGCCGCTGTCGCTGCCGCTGCACCTACTCCTGTCCCTGTCGCAGAGCCTGCTCCAGCAAAGACGAAAAAGACAAAGAAACAACCCAAGATTGTTGCTGTGGTAACCCCTGAAGGAATTGTAGGCTCGTTTCTTCCTGAACCCAGACGCCCTCTCATTGCTCATCTCCAGATTAGCACATCCGAGGTTCAGTTTCATGAAAATCCACTTTTTTATGACCCAAATCCGCCTGGTCAACCTGAGCCTTATGACGCACAGGCAGATGACATGTTTGGAAAGCACAATGAAGAAGTTCTCATTGACCATGCTGCTCTTCAAGCCACAGTCAATGAGGTTGTCAAGGAAGCAAAGGAAGAGCCAAAACAAGCTGTAGGCCTAGAGGCCTTTACAAAGTGTGACTTGATGGTTCAATACAAAGAACTCAAAAAGTCAAAGAAGATTCCTGATACAACAGAGATTGCTTGCTTCTGGTGTGCGCATTCCTTCACGTGGCAACCCAGTATTATTCCTGAACGGGAAGAAAAGGGCACATATCGCGTCTATGGAAATTTCTGTTGCCCGAACTGTTGTATGGCATATTTACTCCAAGAAAATCTAGACACTCACGTGCGATGGGAGCGCATTGCTCTTCTTCATCGTCTTTATGGAAAGCATTATAGCTCGGGTCGTATTTTTCCGTCTCCTGCGCGGGAAACTCTCGCTTTATTTGGTGGCCCAACCCCTATTCAGCAGTATCGTGCGACCATTGCGAATGGAAAGGTTCGTGTCGATATCCAGACTCCACCGATGGTAAGCATCTTGGGTTCCATTGATACAAAACCCATTGATTTCTACGATTCATCTATGAAGCACACAATTTCCCCTCTCTTGGGTGAGATTGTGCCCAAGGCAGAAGAAGGTCTTCGTCTCAAGAGAAGCAAACCTCTCAAAGAAAAGGAAAGCACGTTAGATTCTGTTCTAAAGATTCATATCAAGAGTAAGAATTAAGAATGGATTACCTCTTCCAATTGATTCTCCTCTTCGCATTGCTTACAGTCTATTTCTATTTGTTGATCCATTCAGACTTTCAGCATGAACTTCATGATGAGCTCTAAGTCTCCTGTGGGTCTGAAAAGAGGGATTCAAAAACCCCTATCCAGGGTGGCAAAAATTGACGAGGGGGGTGACCGCAGGCCAAGGCATACCATGTCTACTGAAGTTATCCAAGAACTCTGTCGTAACATTGAGACTACCCTTCATGACCGTCTGACGGTGATTCAGGATATTCTAAAAACTACCAAGCAGTCCTCTCTTACGGGTGATTCTAGTGCTGTTCAAGCAAAGCTTATTGAACTTGAACACCATATTACAAATGTAGACGAATATGCGATGGGTGAAGTTCGCAGTCTTGCCTACAATCATGACCAGCTTGAAAAGCGCGTTGAGCTTCTAGAGAGTTCTATGCGAAAGGCAGCTGAGACACTTCTTACTCTTAATCACACAATTGGCTTTCTTCAGAAGCGTATTGATGACGAGCGCCCAGTTGAAGCAGTTGAAGCAGAAGTGGAAGTAGAAGAGACTCAAGAGGCTGCTCTCAACGCTGACGCAGATGCTGTTGCGACGGAAGCAAAGGCGAAGGAGAGTATGACGAGGGCCGTTGAAGAGCTAGAGGATGAAGGAGACGATGTGGATGATGAGGAAGAGGAGGAAGAGGAGGAAGAACAGGAAGAGGAGGAAGAGCTAGACCTGGAGTCCTTCACTTACAAGAAGAAGACCTATGCCCGTGACCAAAACAATAATGTTTACAATCTAGACGAGGAAGGCAGTGCTGATGTCTCAGAGGTTGTTGGTATCTGGAATCCTACCACCAAGAAGATTGACCCTGTTCCTCAGGAAGAAGAGGTTCCTGAACTCGAAGCCTTTGACTATCAGAAGAAGACTTACTGTCGCGACTCTGAGAACAATGTCTATTCAGTAGACGCTGATGGTTGTGCGGATGTTTCAGAGATTATTGGTCTTTGGAATCCGAAGACAAAGAAGATTGAGCGCGTTCCGCAAGCCTAAGTAGAGGAAGATGGATATTTGTCCACCTGCGATTGCTACAGCCGCTTGCTTTGTTGCAGTAGTTCTGTTAGATTTATATTTACGTGATTGGCGCCGTGCTCCCGGTCATGCTCTCTTTGGTGTATTCGCAACTCTGCTCATGATTTTTATTTGCCAACGCGGCTCTCAAGGCATGGCCTGGATTCTTTTAGGAGCTCCATTTCTCCTTGTTTTACTCGGTTGGATGTTCCGCTCTTACTCTGAAATGACGAAGTATGACGAGTCTCCTCAACAAGAAGATGCTGGGGCTGCTAACAATTACGGATGCCCTTGTCCTTGCTGCGGGATGTCGCCGTGTCACTGTATGAAGGCGTGCCCCCAGACCAAACCGTGTGTGCCGAAACCGAAACCGAAATCCAAATGTAGGCCTAAAAATAAACCTTGTACCGAAGATAGCTACTTTGAATTATGGATGACGACGAAGTAAACGAAATCGTTTCTGAGGAGGTTCTACCCCCTGTAGATCAAGCAACCACTCTCCCTCTGCCTGAATCAGATGCGGAATCGGATACGGAAGTGGAGGAAGAGCCTGTTGCTCGCGCAGAGATTGCTACTCGGACAGAGATTGCTACTCGGACAGAGATTGTTACTCGGACAGAGCCTTACGCTTTGAGCTTGATGAACTTAGAAACACTCCATCGTTATGAATATATTACGATGGTCTATGCCCAGCGCTTTGGTCTCCAAACTCTTTTTTTTCTTCAACTCCTCTGGACTTTTTTTTCTCGTGCCGCCACTGCTACACAGAAGGTAAGCCTGAGTGTTTTGCGTAGCATTCAAACCCAGATGTATGTGTTTTTCCAGGGCTCGTATTACCCCTACAGGGCTCAGACAACAATGCTTGCGGGACCTGGCATTGCTCCCATTGAATGGTATTACAATGCGGATACCAAACTCTTTCTCTCATCAACTGTCTACAATTCTACGAATGACTATCAGACACAGCACCTAGAGTGGCTCGCCGCGGAGGTCAAATACAATGATTTGGTCCTCTATGATATTTCAGACTATATCGAGCAGGTCAGATGGGCAGGTGCTTTGAGACCTACAGCTGCTCTTGTAATGACAGCTTGGTCTATCCATTCTGGTATTGTTCTGAATTTCCGCGATGGTCTTGTTCTGAAGACGATTAATGAAGATGGCACAGAGAGCTCTCTCCCTTTGCGCGGTTAGGGCACCTAAAATTTGAAGGCAAACTAGTGTAGAGGTTTGGGTACACGATGTCCCTTTCCAATTGTTCCGCTGATGAGAGTATACCCTCTGGCGAATGGACGTTGTATTTCCATTCCCCACGAGAGAAAAAATGGAGCCTTGACTCCTACACTGACCTTGGCACAGCTTCTACATGGCGTGATGTCTTCGCACTTGTCAATGCCCTTGGCGAGTCCAGACTTAAGGGTGGCATGTATTTCTGGATGCGCAAGGGAATTCCTCCCCTCTGGGAGAATTATCAAAACATTCGCGGAGGCAGCTATTCCCTTCGCGGAAGTCTTGAAAATGGTGTAGATATCTTCCTTCTCTATACGATTGGTGCGATGATGGATGTCGCAACAGTCAAGGGTGATAAGGTGATGGGCATTAATATCTCCCCTAAGCTTGTTGGTGGAGGCAATCGTGATACAGACCAAACTATTGGATTCTACACGATTAAGATTTGGAATCAAGACTGTGTGAAGTTTGGGAAACCGACGGGATTGACCTTGTTGGACAAGCGTCTCACACATGAAGAGATTCTCTATACGCCTCACAATGAAAAGAAGATGTAAAAAAAATTGAGTTTGCCGTTGGCCTCGTCACTTGTATCGCACTATGTCCCAACTCCTCCGAATTCAAGGTGAAATCTTTCACATTCCCTCTATTGCGCGCACGCGTCTCTTCAGCTCATCCTTTCTAGGGCAGCCTTGTATTCTCATTGTGAATCACAGCGGTAAAGAACAGATACTTACGTATTCGTTGCCGCACTGGCACACGGCGTCACAGGATTATAAGAAGCTGGAGTTGTGTCGCAGTGTTTGTTTTGAGGCTCTGAAGAAGGTGCCTTTGATGGAAGAGACACAGACAGAGAATCCTTTGAATGAGTGTGAGAGGACGCGGTAGTTGAGAACTGGCGCTTTTCTTTCTGCTCTCGTTCCCAGGCTCGTTTCATATGATAGTCATCGCAATAACCTTGGTAACTTGAGCTCCCAAGGTTATGGCACATTCCGTAAAGACAGAAACTAGGCATGTATCCTTCCTTCTCTAGCGAACTACAATTCATTTTTTGTGGCGCCGTGTCTTTCTCTTTGTTTGTTTTCTAGAAGACTTGCGCTTCTTCTGTGTTTTTCTGTATCTGCCACCTGCTTTCCTCCAGTTATTCCCTAGTGATACAGAGCTAGCATTGGAAACAATGGTGTCACTATTTGAATTGTAGCCCAAAGGTGTGGAAGGTTCTGAATAATTTGTTCCTCTTTTAATATTTTTACTAGTGTTTTTCTTCATTTCAGATACTGTTAATCTGAGTTCTTCCTGAACGTTTAGAAGTTCAGCTTGAAACTCTTCATCAGTTACATCACGATCCTCATAGGCTGCTTTAATCTCTAAGGAATAATAGAGTTCATAATTGTCCATCGCTACAGAATTAATAGGGTCAAGTAATGACTCTTTGCCACCCCCCCTTGCTTCTCTGGAGTTAAATGATATATCTTCATCTTGAATCGTTATATATAAATCAGCAATAAATTTATTTTCTTCGGGGGCTAATTCTGTAATTGCTATTTTTTTTTCAGCATAATTTGTATTAAAATAGTTTAAGAAACTCGCAGCAGAACCTCTGCATAATAAAGGAAAGTCTTTGTAAAAATAAGCTGCTAATGTAATTGCTTGGTAGGTTGCACCGAGAGCAAGAGCAGCAGACCTTAAAATTTGGTCTTTAGTGCGAATATCAGGAACAATTAAAAATTCATGGTCTTCTACATAATAATCTACTCTATCATCTATCCGCTTTAAATCCAGAGATACTTTTGGAAAGAGAGCCACATTCGCAGCACATTTATCCTTCAAGCTACCTGCCGTTCCTATCATGCCTCTTGTTACAACCCTTCCTTCTACATTACTACCCTCTAGCGCGCTGTTGACGACAGTTGCTTTCGCTAAAATTTCTGCTAAAGAGGATTTTACCATAGCAGCATAAGTAAAAATTTCAGGCAAATAATCTCTTATAAATAAATATAAGAAAAATTGTTTCTCAATTTCACCTGCTCCTCTTATATTTTTCTGCCAAATCGACCACAACAATGTATTATCTTTATTAAAAGCTAACGCAGCTCCCTCGACCAAATCGCTTGCTGCTTTTCTTGTATCCTTCTCATCAAAGTTGTAATCAGTTATAGGGGTTGTTTCATTTAATTCCTCTAATGCTTGAGTTAGAAGCGTTCTTACATTTGTTTCTGTTTTTGCTTGAATTGTTCGCGCAATTTTTTGAGATTTTGTTTTTCTTACTCCTCCTTGTTGAACTCTCCTTCTACCACCCTGCATAAAAAAATTTGCCAATCTGTCATATTCTCCAGCAGATGGAAATTTACTGGCGACAAATTGTTTGGCTATGAATTTAATTCCACCACCTTCTAGCAAAGCTACAACTTTATTATTTGTTTTGTAGAAACCACCCGTTTTACAAAATGTAAAAGGACTTAAAAAATGACTTTTCGCAGCGATACGTTTTGCGTTGTCTATTTCATTTTGTAAACTAATTTGAAGGTCAATATCTTTCGATACATTTTCTAACCTTACTTTTACATTCCTTAGAAATTCAATGGCTTTGTCTCTGGGAGTTGATCCAGCAGATTTATACCAGGTTGCGCTATCATTCACCCATGTATTTCTATCTGTAAAACCAGACGATATAACATTTTCTATTGTTTTAATGATCGAAAGATTGTGTGTTGTAACTTCTTTGCGAATTGTTTCTATAAATGATTTTATAATGAGAGCCTTAGTAGTAGCGTCAGCATCAATGGCTCTGTAATACTTTGTTATACCTTTATTTGTAAATATAACAGGTATGCTATTGACGATGGAACGAAGCCAAACAACTGTATCGTTTGTAGAGACAACTACATTCCCTTTCGTATATTTTTTGGTGCCATCAGGGAGGTCTTCCGAAACAGCACAAACAAAATTGAGCCATTGAACCTGAAGCGTATCACCCAATTCTTTTGCTAAGAGAAAAAATCTTATTTTATTTTTATCTTCATTTGAGCTTGAATTTATATTCGCTTTGATAAACGCATTTTTTGTTTCGTTTCCTTTAAAATAATCCTCTGATGGCTTATATGTGTCATTTGAAAAGAGAGAGGTTAATTCACCAAATCTTGTGGGAATTTTAATTTTGTATCTACCATCAGCCTCTACAGTCATTTCAATATCTCCTGTGATTGTTATATTTCCATCTAGGACAAATCCCAATTGCTTAATATATGTATCATTTCTTAATTTCTTGTAGTCTGTAGCTGCTGTCACTAAATTCACTATATTACCATCTTTCGTTTTTGTAGCAGGGTCCAAAATTACACCAGGTGTGATTAAAAAGTTTGGGTTGGATACAACATCTTTTGCTCCTGCATCATAGGATACATATAAACCATCTGGTTTAGGGTCATGGCCACTACTATGGGTTTCACGCAAAATTTTTGTGTTATTCACCCTTGTCGCAATATCACCACCAATACGCCCTTCAATGGCTTCTTTCAATGTTGCTTTTGTGTCTGATACTGGATTTATAGCATCATACGTATCTACACCAGGAAAAAATACCTCCTTAAGATAGCCTCGTAATGTGTCTTTCTGTTTTTTACTTAACTCTGATAATTTTGCGCTGTCATTTTTATATTCAGTAAGGTCCTTTGGGGGGTCATAGACATTAATTTTTTGATTTAACTCTAATTTTATATCTGGCGATAAGACTGAATCTACTTCCGCCATTCTAATACATCTCTCTCTTTTTTCTCATATGGATTCAACGCTTGAATTATTATGAAAAAACTACTGCTGCTTGTTCTTAATGGGTGCCAACACGAGCTTGACTTCACCTAAGTTGGCGACTGTATACCGGAGAATGAGCGGATAGTCGTTCTTGAGATAGAGTTCAATGCTGGGGCACAACGACGTACACTTGGTGAAGAGAACCAAATGCTTCAGCTGGAACAAGCCCTGTACAATCTCGTTGGTATTGGTGTTCTTGTGAACCTTAATTGTATTGTTATTTTCACTGATGATTGTCTCCTGCTCAGCAAAGTCACCCATACACTTGAAAATCAAATCAGTTCCAGAGCTGGTAATCTCAACATCCAACTTCTCACCGAGCGCATTCATGTCGCGGCAAATCTTCTGAATATCCGCAGACGGCAAATGGATGATAGAAGGGAAGTTGAGGTTTGGAATCTGGATATCTTCTACATCGGTGTCAAACAACTTGAGGAAATAGTTGGTGACAGTGGACTTCTCTGAGTTCTCCATGCGGATTCCAAGCTTGTTCGGATTTGCCGCAGGGAGATAGAGGGTGAGGGAATCATTGTTTCCCATGGTCTTGATAAGCTTGAACAGATAAATCATATTCACGCCCAACACATACTTCTGAGGGCAATAGTAGCTCTCAAAACGGTCCGAGTGAAGTCTCAGATACACGAGAACCGTGTGTGTCTCATCTACTGCCATCACCTTGATGCCCTGTGAATCAAACTCCAGATTGGCTTCTGTCAGGATTTCCTTCAACGCCTCAATCAATGTCCGGAAAGCACCAGACTGTACTGTCTTAATCTCAAAGAGGTTACCATTCGGATTCGCTTTTCCTTGAGATGACATTCTCTAAGAATCTCTACTCACTATGTCGGGGGCTTTTTAGATGATTCCGCCGCGCAGCCTTCTTAGAGACGTTTCTGAATCAGTTTGCTTTTCATCTTTCGTGTCTTGCTTTTCATCTCTTTCCTTGTCGCTTTTGCCTTCTCTTTGTCCTTACAGGCACCAAATCCTCGCAAACACATGTCTAGGCGGATAGATGCGTTGTAGTATTGTTCATAAATACCCTTTTTCATATCAAAAAAACTTTTGTCTACCGCAACCTTGTCTAACAATAGATAGACATGTGTCTTTCCAACCGCATAGGGATAGGGAACATCGCTATTTCCAATGTCTGAATAATACGCGTCAATGGTGTCACCTTCTACGGGAGAAAACTCATAGATTTCATGTCCAATGTAGATGTATTTAGAGCCTTTTTCCAATAAAATACTGTTTCCCTCTGCTTCACTGGGTTTCAATCCATCATATCCGCCAGTGGGAGACTTTTTTCCAACAAAGACGTGATCCACTTTCATCTCTAGGATTGGTTTCCGCGGCTTCTGAAGTGTGACAAAGACTCCATCTTTCATTTCATACGCATCCATATTTTTCTCTACAGTGACAGAATCTCCTTGAACCGTCACAAAAAAGGGACGACCTCCGTTATCATGGATGTCATAGGTCTTTCCTTTTGCTCTTCGTGTTTTTGCGCTCATTCCTCTATTCACTCGTTAGAAGATTCGGACTCAAAATTTTCCGAATAGCCCTGCATATTGTTTTCATTGGCTTCATTGAGTGCTGTTAAGGGTTTCTTAGCAGGTTTGTTCGTCTTCGCAGGCGCCATTGTCATACGAGTCGCAAAATTCTGCTCAAACTTGGCGAGGCTCTCTGCAGCATTGTTTTTCTTACTTACCTTTAATGAGGCCCATTTGGCTCTATTGGAGGCTTTGGGTTTGCCCAATGTTCCCAAGACTGTCTTTGCTGTGCTCAACGCTTCAAAATAAGCCTTTTGCGCAGGAGACGGAGACTTGCGCTTCTTTGTGCTTCCGTTGTTTGCCGCCGTAGCCTTTTTGGGAGCTTCTGCCACAGGAGGTGTCATGGCTTTGGCCTTCGCATTCACTTTGCGAGAACGCCCACGGAAATTTGCTAAGAAAGCACTTGCTTCTTCTCCCTTTCCTTGCTTTAACAATGAGGCATACACCATGGCGTTTTTGCGTGTCGGAACGCCATTCGCCTTCAGTTTTTGCTGCGCGTTCGCAATCAAACTCAACCAGGCTACTTGACTGTTCTTCAAAGGCTTCTTTGCTTCTGCTTTTGCTTTCGCGGCATTTTCTTCTGCTTCACGAAGTAACTGTGCCTTTGTAGGAGGTCTATAGTTGTTATTATTGGAATTAGAAGCACTTGATACAGTAGATGCAGGCTTCTTGGCTTTCCGTGTTGCCTTTTTCGCAGCCCGTTCCGCAGCTTTTGCTGCTTTCTTTTCCTCCTTCATTCTGCGTTTTGCTTGATTGGCTTCCTCTTTGTTCTGTTTCTTTTTACGGAATCCATTGACATACTCCTCCGCTGCTGCGGATCCACGACGCTTGGCTGCTACAAACGCCAAGACGTTTGCTGCCGAAGGCTTCCCAATATTCTGTAGCTGTCTCTTGGCTTCTTCCTTGTCAGCAAGAAAGCGTTCGCCCTTTTTCCCACCGCCCTTTCGCGCTTTGCGACTGAATAATTTACGCGCAGCCAAGGCTGTTAGTGGGGCAAGAACAACACCCGCATTCACGACGCCTGTCATTACAGACGGATAAAAGCCTCCCTTGCGGCTTTTGCGTGTCCCCCCTCCTATGGCAGGACGCGCAATCAACCCAGATTCTTTTAACAAATCTGAGCCTGCCGAAGCAGAACGTTCAGGAGCAGCAGGGTCTACATACCGTAAACTTTGAGCAATACTACCGCCTCCTTTTTGTGTCGGCATCTCTACTTAGGGAATGGGAATAAACATGAAACAGAAAGAGACCCAGGGTACCAAAATTGATTCCCAAGGCTCCCCCCTTACGGTTACAGTTTCCTTTTAGATGTCCAATACAACTGCTCTTGCTGACCAATACAAGCGTCTCACCCACCGTGACCACATTCTGGAACTTCCTGACACCTACATTGGCTCTGTAGAGACACACGAGGAGTCTCGGTGGGTCTATGATGAGGAGTCCAAGAAAATGACCTACAAGAAGGTGTCCTTCAATCCGGGATTCTACAAGCTCTTTGATGAGATTGTGGTGAATTCACGGGATGCTCTTGTTCGCTCTCAAAGTGAAAAGGACAAGACACCTGTCAAGCAGATTCATATTACACTTGAACAAGATGAGAAGCATCCTTTCACCATTGTTGTGGAGAACGATGGTGATGGGATTCCTGTTGTTCAGCACACGGAATACAAAGTCTGGGTGCCCGAGCTCATCTTTGGCCACCTCCTCACCTCAGGCAATTACAACAAGCAGGAGGAGAAGATTGTAGGTGGCAAGAACGGATATGGTGCGAAGCTCGCCAATATCTTCAGCAAGAGCTTCACTGTGGAGACCTTTGACCACAAGAATGGTCTGAAGTATACACAGACATGGTCAGACCACATGTCGAGTTGCTCAAAGCCTTCTGTTGTGAAGCACAAGGGGTCAAAGGGGTATGTCCGCATTACCTTCGTTCCCGACCTCACTCGCTTCACGGGACTAGAACTGACCGATATGAAGAAAGTGCTCCATACGAGGGCCATTGAACTAGCAGCTCTGGCAGGCAAGGAAGTGAAGGTTCTGTGGAACAACACAGCCATTCCCACAAACACCTTTGAGAAATTTACCCATCTGTTTGTGAAGGAGGAGGCCTCCATCGCCTATGAGAAGTGCTCAGATCGCTGGGAAATCGCAGCTGTTCTCACTCGGACTCTCTTTGAGGACGAGGACAGTAACGATGAGCGCCACGTCAGCTTCGCCAATGGTGTCAATACCAAGAAGGGTGGAAAGCACGTGGATGCTGTCACGAAGCATGTTCTCACTGACTTCTGTGAGCTTGCGAAGAAGAAGAAGATTGATGTGAAGCCCTCCCAGCTGAAGGATTCCGTTCTCTTCTTTGTGAACGCAACGATTGTCAATCCATCCTTTGAGTCGCAGACGAAGGAGTGTTTGACGACGCCTGCTAACAAGTTTGGCTCTGTCTTCAAGTGCTCTCCCAAGTTCGCTGAGACGCTTGTGAAGATGGGTCTCCTCGATGAAGCGCAGGCCATTCTGGATGCGCGCATGGCCAAGGAGGCAAAGAAGACGGACGGTGCCAAGAAGAAGACCATTCGTGGAATTCCCAAGCTAGAGGATGCTCTCTGGGCAGGCACGGCCAAGAGTTCTGAGTGTACACTCATCCTGACCGAAGGAGATTCAGCCGCCACGTCTGCTATCTCAGGTCTCAAGATTGTTGGACGTGAGTCCTGGGGTGTCTTCCCTCTTAAGGGTAAAATGCTCAACGTGAAGGACATCAGCCAAATCAAGTTCAATCAGAATGAAGAGCTGACTGCCATCAAGAAGATTCTGGGTCTAGAGCAAGGTAAGAAGTATTCCTCTGTAAAAGACCTTCGCTATGGACGCGTGATGGTGATGGCAGACCAGGATTTGGATGGTGCTCACATCAAGGGTCTTCTGATGAATCTCTTCCATACTGAGTGGCCATCCCTGATGAAGCTCGGATTCATCTGCTCACTCGCTACTCCACTCCTGAAAGCAATGAAGCGCAATGACACCCTTTCCTTCTACTCAGCACCTGAGTTTGAGACCTGGAAGGAGTCTCAAGGTGAAGAGGCTATCAAGGGCTGGAAGCTCAAATACTACAAGGGATTGGGCACCAGCACGCCTGCGGAGGCCCGTGAGTGGTTTGAGCATCTTCATGAAATCAAATACAAGTGGGATGACTCAACGGATGAGTCTGTCAGTCTCGCCTTCTCAAAGAAGCGTTCAGATGATAGAAAGAAGTGGCTCGGCACCTACGATGCGAAGCGTATGGCTGTTCCTGAGAAGGATGGCAGCCTCGGATTCAGCCGCTTTGTTCACGATGAACTCATCCACTTCAGCAATGCGGACAACCTTCGCTCTCTACCCCATCTCATGGATGGGTTGAAGCCGTCTCAGCGAAAGATTCTCTTTGGCTGTCTGAAGCGTGGTCTCAAGCAGGAAATCCGTGTAGCGCAGCTAGCAGGCTATGTTTCAGAGCATGCCGCCTACCACCACGGTGAAGCCTCTCTGAATTCTACGATTGTGGGCATGGCCCAGACCTTTGTCGGCTCCAACAATATCAATCTGTTGGTTCCCATTGGGCAGTTTGGGTCTCGTCTGCTCGGTGGAAAGGATGCCGCTTCGCCCCGTTATATTCATACGCATCTGGAGCCGATTGTAGAGAAAATCTTCAAAAAGGAGGACCAGGCGATTCTCAACCACACGGAAGATGATGGCCTCACTGTAGAGCCTGATACCTATCTTCCTGTTGTGCCTCTGCTTGCTATCAATGGCTGTATTGGTATTGGCACTGGGTTCAGCACGGACATTCCTCCTCATCATCCAATGAGCATTGTTCAGATGCTCAAGGAGCGACTCAGTGGAGCCAAGACATCTCTGAAGGGCCTCACGCTTCAGCCTTGGTGGTTTGGCTTCAGGGGGTCTGTCGCATCGGTCAATGAAGATACATGGATTACCAAGGGTCTCTACACATTTGATGATGTGAGACGGTGTATTACGATTACAGAGCTTCCTGTTGGCACTTGGACAAAGGACTACAAGGTGTATCTGGATGAGCTCGCAGGAGGTGACAAGGCAGGGCTTGGCGATGATGGGAAGCCGATTCTGAAGTCCTTTGATGACCTCTATGATGATGACACTGTGAATTTCATCCTCTACTTCGAAAATGATTACTATGAAGATATCAAGGCCGACCGTGCCGAGTTTGAGAAGCGCTTCAAGCTTACCACTTCATGGCGCCTTACCAACATGACTTGCTTTGATGAGAAGATGCGCATTGTCAAGTATGCCACTGTGGGAGACATGGTGGAGGCCTTCTATGGTCCTCGTCTCACTGCCTATGAGACGCGGCGTCAAACGGAAATGGCTCGGTTGGAGCGGGAGGCCTTGGAGGCAGACGCAAAGGCGCGCTTCCTCAAGGCCATTCTGGACGGCAGTTTAGAGCTGCGCGGAGCGTCCGATGAGGAGATTGTATCAGGCATGCAAATCAATGACCTCCCTCCTCTCTCGAATATGGAGGCGCCTGAGGATGTGGATTCATACGACTACCTACTGCGTCTTCGTATGGACCGTGTGAAGGCTTCCGCAGTGACGGAAGCTGAAAAGGCTGTGATGGCTGCTCGAATGTGCTATGAAACTCTGCGGGATACCACCGCGTCTGCGCTATGGCTCCACGACTTGGAGGAGTTTGAACAGTCATGGCTCTCTATGGAGGTTCACCGCCAATCCGCAGCAAGCAGCGTAGGCGCCCCCAAGAAGAAGCGGACTATCAAGAAGTAATTAGGAAGGTCTTGTATATAAGACATACATTGTGATATAGATACACCATAGGAAACTAAACCAACTATAGAAAGAAGGAAGAGACGCAAAGCCCATTGTCAAAAGACTCGCAGCAATCATATAGATTGCGTCTACAATCAAGATACCTCCAGGATTTTTTATTTTCACATAGCTCTTCATTAAGTCCATAATAGTATTATGTCCTTTGGGTATCAAAGGGACTACAATGTTTCCAAAGAAGATATCATGAGCCATTTGAATGAGAACCGCGATTCCACAGAAGAACCAAGGGTTCCACGCACCTCCAATCCATGACGTAACAATCTGAGTTAGAACTACACCCAATGCGATACTTAATACATCAGCAGTATATGCGGATAGGCCAAATTTATCATACCATGTATTGATAGGTCCTTCTGGCGTAGATGTATAGCGCCACACAAAGAGTCCTGCTGTGTCTACAATGCTAGACGCAGTAAGAATCGGCAAATAGAGATTTGTATCGTGGATGTTGCGAATATCTGGCAACATGTCTACTTTACACAAAGTTGTTATTGCTCCGAAGACGCAAGCACAATTTTCTTTTAGACAAAATTGTTGAAGGGTAAAGACTTCGTTCCAGCAGAACTTAAACTCTGTGGTTGCTGCATCGGCACAGGCATATGACTGATGTCATTCAAGTAGTAATAGTAATGGTCAACAGCACTTAAGATGTGAGGAGCAGACCAATCTACAACTTTCTCGTTCAAATCGGCTATCTGTTGGGGAATGTCAAACGGCAAGTTCCGGGCGTATTGGTAATAAATGGCACGCATGATGATTTTTAATTCATCCACAGACTGGTCATCAATCACATAGCCTTTGGGTTGGCTCTTCTCAAAGACATATCGACGAATGCTATTTTGAAGCGTCTTGATGTTTTCCGGGCTGAAAAACTTTTGGCTTACCGGTGTAACTTCCCAATTCCCACGTAACATGTCCGCTTCAAACCCTTTTTCCGCTGTTGTCTGATATTTATAACCGGGGAAGTCTTCAGGGGCTGGGCCACCGGCAGAGTCTCGCGCGGCTAAATTTACACGTCCGTTTTGGCCCTCATAGGCTACCGGATTGGCTAAGGGGAGTTCAAAGTCTGCGTGGGGGAGCTTTGACATTCTGCTTTCTACTTCAGGCATTCTTTTCGGTAAATCACCGGCTCCGTAAAAATTATTTTCTACTGTCTTGGTATAGAATCAAATGACCTCCATCCCCGCCTTCCTCAAGCAGATCCCTTCTGACTCTCGTAACTTTGTTCCCATCTCCTCCCTCGCCTACCCTGGTGGCATCAACTCCTTGAACACCACCACCGGTGTTCTCGCCACTGCCCTCTGGTCTGGTGACGGTCGCGCTACCGCCGTCGGTGGTGCTGCTGGCGGCACTCGCTACACCTCTTCCATCAACGGTCCTGGTGCTGGCAAGCTCCGTGACATGGGCAAGACCTACCTCTCTGCCTCCCGTGTCTTCCGCAAGGTGCAGCTCATCGTGCCCAACACCCAGACCACCTCCACCTTCGGTGTTGAGGGTAACCAGAACACCTCCCCTAACGTAGACTACCTCACTGGCTACATTGAGCTTGGTTGGGAGGGTGCTGGCACCCCTGCCCCTGTCGCCCGCGCACCTTAAACGTGCGCACTTGGATATTTTCTTGTGCGACGGTCAGATTTTGTGTTTGTATGTGTCTGGATTTCAAACCTCTTTTTTCAACGAATGTGTTCATTGAAAAAAGAAGTAATGGAATTTTCCAAAGTATGACTAGAGCATACATGGAGTTCAACCTTGTTTTATACATTCTCTTCTCAGCTGTTGTGGGCATTGGTGGAACGTATTATCTCATTGAGAGTGACCGAACTTTGGGAGGCTTTTTATACTTTGTTGGTGCAGCACTTATCTTAACCTTCTACGGCTTGCGCTGGTTTAGTGGCGACAGTTTGAAACTATCACAGTTTGACTCTAAGACATGGCCTCCTCTTGTAAATGTGTGTCCCGACTTCCTGAGTGTCTATGAACGCTCAATCCCTGGATCAACAACAAAGGAGAAAATCTGTGTAGACTTGGTGGGAGTGTCTCAGGGGGGTATCCAAAAACTTGTTGACCCTGCCAATGTGGTAAATGATAACTTTGTGTTCAAACTCCATATGGGTAAGAAAGGCGCTGAGCGCATGAAGGCTCTTTGCGATGAGTGCCGTTTGAAGAAAGTGACATGGGAAGGTGTCTACGACGGTGTCTCCTGCACAGCGACAGGTGCTGTTCCCAACGCGGATGGGTCAAAAGACACTTCCGAGGGTGAAAAATGCGATTAAAAGGAATTCATGAGGTCTAGGCAGGAATGGCAACCCCGCCTCCCGTGACTCCTCCCCTTGTGAATTATCTAACGAAAGGTTACGCTGTTTCTGAGCTAACAAAGACTGGACTTTCCATCTTCATCGTTTATTCTGCTCATTATGGAACAACAAAGCTTTACAATATAGTCTGTGTTCCCAATGGTATTTCTGGATTTTTCATGGGATTCGTGACGACTGCCAGTCCTTGGTGTAAATTTCTATTAGAGGTCATGAGCTTAACAGAAAATCAATACAGCACAATTATCCTGCTTGTGTTTTCTCGTCTTCTTTTACAAGGTTTAGGAATCTAAACCAATTTCTAGAGACAAGCCAAGGAATGTGGTCTCCCACTCATATTGAAAAAACAATTTGTCTTCATCCCTCGGCTGAGAGACAAATTGAAAGTTGGTTAGAAAAACCGAGTCATCCTGCTATTTTACTCTATGGAGAACCAGGCGTGGGAAAGACGACTCTTGCGCATAGAAGTCTTCGCAAAAAAGCGCTCAAAATTATTGAATTCAATGCGAGTCACACCCGCTCAGGAACAAGCTTTCGCAAGATTATTTTGCCCTTGTTGAAAGAAGGTGGAATTGTCAATATGTTGGAAACAGGAAAGAAAGGAGGAATTGGTATTATTCTAGATGAAATTGATGGGTTATCCCAAGGAGAAAAAGGAGGATTAAAAGAATTGTTGGATTTTCTCCGGTCTTGGAAACCTACCCATGTCAGCACTCCTTTGATTTTAATTAGCAATACATTGGATTCTAGAAATTTAATTCAGATTTCAAAGCTATGCCTTACAATTGCGATTCAAGAAGCTGACCAGCATCAGGTAGAGCAGTGGCTAGGTCAGCCACTTCAATCAGACGATATGTTGAAGAAAGTTCAAGGTGATTTACGATTGCTTCAGCGACAGGTCGCAGGTCTAGAAGAACCGTGTGAGGTGAGTGAAGTTCCAGAAGGGATTTTACCGATTGCGTGGTGGACATTGTGGACTGAATGGGACCCGTTTGTAGATTTAGATATTGAAAGTCATGAAGCAAATCTAGCAGGTCTTGTTATGATTGAAAATATGAACGATAGAATTCGAGCTTCACTCGGTGATACAGAAGAAGCTTGGAAAGTCTATGGCGATTTGTATAAGGCCTATTGTAAATCAGATAGAGCTGATTTCTGGGCTTTTTTCCATCAATGCTGGAATTTACTTCCTCTTTCTCAAGATTTGAAACTCAAAATTCCAAGTCTTCAACTCGGTCAACATTGTAAAGTTCCAGAAAGTCATCGTGTGCCCAAACCTGATGCGTTACGTTATACACCTGTTTTAACAAAGCAATCTGCTATTTTTAATTCATGGAAGTTCATGTGTGAATTGGCGGATCGCGATGGTGTCCCTGTCCATACCATTCCATCCGTGTGTCATTTAGAAGCCTTGAAACCTGAAGTCAAAGCGGACAAACAACGGCGCTTACGAAATATCGCATTGCAAACCTTGCTAGAGGAAAATTGAGTCCAAGACTTTCATTGTTTGGTTACAATGCGCTTTCCAAATCCATTGATCCGACCCTTTGTTGAAAAAGTCACAGAGAAATCCTTTGACAAAGGACTTCTCTGGGGCATCGTTACAGGTGTCTTTGTAACACACTTGTATTATAAAGATCATTTTATAAAACTAAACTCAAAGCTTAGGTAGTGGAATGCGCATGTTGAAGTTCATCTGGATGGAGTAGGCGCACCACACTGAGCGGATCCTTGCGACCCATACGATAGGCTCTTCCAAGAATCTGTTTTTCTTCTTCATGATTCATCGCATGAAGCAAAATAACATCTGATGCTGCAGTAATATTCATACCCGCCCCAGCTTCTAGAGAATTCAACAACAAGACCTTCGTCTTGCCCGCTTCAAAGGATTTGAGAGTCGCAGCAATGACATCCTTGTTTCCTTTTACTTGCTTCACAGAAATATTCAGTCCCTCAAGTTCAGATGTAATTTGAAGAAATGGATTGTCATACCGACTAAAGACTAAAAACTTTCCATTAGGCTTCTGTTGGAGAAGCTCTAAGAGTTGCTCTGTTTTCTTCAAGGGTTGCGGCCCTGCTGTAGGATCAATCAATTCATTCTTAGCAAGAGGAGCCGTCGCGAGGTTACGCAAGCCACCCGCATGGATATTCGCACGACAGAGAGGACAACTTGGCTGTCTAGTGAGAGAGGTTAGGATACATCCCCCGCAGAAAATACGTGAGCAACAAGGAGTGAGTGTTGGGTTTTGAGGTTCATCAAAACAAATAGGACACATTTCTTCCTTGTAATTCTCAATACGCTCCTTCAGTTGTTTTAATTGCTCTTCCAGACTTGTCATTTTTTCCTTCAACGATTTGAGAGCATTTTCTTTGGCTTGCGGTGTGGCATACTCTAAGGAGGCCTTGAAATCATACGTTTTCTTCAACCGATCCAACTCTTTCATACGATTTTCGCTGACAGCTTTTACCAAGGACATTGGCTCTTCCGCTTTCACGCCCAAATGCTCTAATGCGCTCTGAATATCTCCAGCGTGGAGCAAAGAACGCACATTGTTAGGAATTGCGTGAGACACAACTTGTTGAAGAACAGAAGGCCTACATGTAATATTGCGAATTGTAATCGGTGGGAGTGTAATTGATTCCTTCACAAACTCTTCTGCGCAGCGTAAGACTAACCGCCCTCGTAACTGTGAATTCGAATGTACAAACTCACGGAAAAACGAACCACTTACCATATAATGACGAATATAACTGTAGACCCCATGCGCAGAATTTGTTAATGCGTTTCGCAAAATATCGCGCAACTCTGGCTGAATATTATTGCCTGGGCGCGTGATAATTTCATTCAACATTGTAGCAGTAATATAAATACTTTGATTGGGAAACAGGAGGTTGGCCCAGCTTGCGGAAATTAACCACGAAAAGCGGCTTTCAGGAACGACACGTGTAGATGGAATATGAAGTGTATCAGCTTCATCATAAAAGACACGCTTCCATAAAAACGAACTGGCTTTGACAATTTGCTGTAAATTTCCATATAAGGTGTTACTGACAAGGACAATCTCTGCCTCTTGAATCTTTGTAGCTATCCCTTCTTCATCTAAGATTTTCTTGGTTTGAATTCCTAAAAACTTCAAGGTCGTTTGTTCTTTGATATAGGTCTGCCATTGTCTATACAACGTATGGGGAACAACAATTAAACATCCAATGTCCTTCAATGCGTTACTAAAGGAGTGCTCATGTAAGCAATACATTTGAGACGTTGAATGAGAATCTAACATGGGAATTGAGGGAATTGTTGGGGTATATTTCAATCGCGCAATGTGACCTAGAACCATAAGACTCTTTCCAACACCCACACTATCTCCTAGAAATCCAAACCGACTAAAGACTTTGGCTCCACTCAAATCCATTCCTTTGCTCAACTCAAATTCTCGTTTTTCCATTTCATACAACGCTGCTTTCTGATGGTTGCGCAAGGGCACCTTGATATCTACAGGTTGTTCTACAGTGGGTGAACCAGATCGTAATGAATAGACATAGACATCATTTAAGCATCGTATTGACTTTAATACGGGCTCGTAAGACATTCCTAAATTCCGTATCTGGCAGAGGTTTAGGCATTTGCAAAAAACTCTAGCAACTCTTTTTCTCGTGGTTCTTTCAGAAAGTCTTTGAGCTTCAACTCCGTTTTTTTGATATAAGGATTTTCTTGCTCCCTCAGTTTTTTCTTATCAAAGGTATTGTCTGAGTGGGACATGACAAGCATAACTTTGAAAGGGTCTAATTGAATCATTTTATTCTTATAATCATCTAGGAAACTTCTTTCTTCTGAGTGAGTAACATCCTCATCATACCGATGTGTCTTCGCATAGCTGGATCTCCATGCCATTGTGCCATTGGTTGCATGATTGGGATTGTAGGGGCCCAACTTGTATATTTTCTGAATGTCTGAATAATACATGTAGATTTCAGACGCCCCGCACAGTTCAATGGCAGTATTTTTTCTATCATTCAATGCGTTGACCACTGCACTTACACGACAAGGAGGGTAATAATCATCATCATCCATTGCCACTATAATTGATCCCTTTGCTTCATCATTCAACCTATTGCGTTTCGCACCAATCGTGAGTTTTTCGTCTAACAAAATATAGCGAAGATTTGGAATTCGCTTTGCTGCTTCATCAAACAAATCCTTTACTTCTTCTTGTCCATCATCGAGGACAATCCATTCCATTCTGTCTTTCTTATAATCCTGGTTCTCTACCATTTGAATCAAATGAGGAATAAAACGTCGACGATTGTAAGTCGGTGTTACAATTGTCACAAACGGTAAGAGTTTTTTACTTTGTGTGCTCATATCTACCTACTTAGTTCCATATAGGTTTAAGTTAGACGAGTGTTTTCAAGGAGTCTATCGCATCTTTCAGAGTGGATTTGTGTATGCCCAGCAAAGACGATTTCAAATTGGAAATCGTTGCGTCGAATGCCCCTGGGTCCATGTTCAACATAGACGGATCCAGTTGTTTTCCAACAGCTAACGCTGCTTCCATTTCATACGCAAATCTCTTCTTTTCAGCCAATCCATCATACAAATTCGCATCATAATGGATTATAGACAAATACCAAGGAATCTTTTGTGTTTTGGATCCTTCAATAATGGGAAGCAAAGCAAAGAGAACTGGGGCGTTCATGTAATCCATCATAGGTCCAGAGGGCTCTAAAGTAAACACATTCCCCCAATTGATAGCACTAAACGCTCTAAAAAAATAGTAAAACATGAGTAAAAACGGGAACAACGGTATCATGCCTACGTGGCACATAATAAATGTCCAAAGGAAAAAGAAGATACGAAATAAGGGTCCTCGCCCAATCATATCATTCGCAACAATCATGGATAAGAGAACACTAAATACATAGGGCCATACAGTTCCAAATCCAATATTAAAATATTCATAGACATGACCCATAAGACGTGGTAATTTAAATGTATCTTCATCCGCAAGCTCTTTTTGTTCAACTTGGTTTTTGTAATCATTAAACTGTGTTTCATTAATTCCTTGTAAGAGAGTCAGCTGTGAGTTTGATGCTTCAAAGCCTTCCTTCAAATCCTCAAAGTTTTCAGGAATTTTTTTCTGAATGTCCATGAACTGTGTATTGAAGGTATCACGCTTTGCGACAATATCAGCAGGTGTTTGTCTATTGATACCCTTAATGTAATCTTCAGAGGATTGTTTCAACTTCAGAAGTTCATTTCGTTGCTGATTGGGAATTTTTGTATCTTTGTCTTTCAAGAATAAATCCAAAAACGCAGGAACACGCTCCACTTCTTGAACAATCTTGTTTGCGCTTGTGATGCTCTCCCATTGTGTTTTCATTTCAGTGGATTTTTGCGTATAATCCCCTGCTGCCAACCCTCCATTCTTACCGACCCAATTCTCCCATTCCGTAATTCTCGCTAAAGAGTTTGTTGTATAATAGTCTGATGCTTGATTTGCAGCAAGAAGTTTATCTCTAGCATTCCGATAGCCCTGAATCTGTTTCTTAATATCGTCTACAGCACCCACAGCCTTCTCATTTTGTTCATCATAGGATTGGCTGGCTTTTTCGTTGTATGTAAGGTTGAAAAAGGCCCGATTTATAGATTCAAGGAATCCCATCTGCTACTTGGAACAATGAAAACCCGGAGCAAATTCTATCCCCCTGACTAGAGAGAATGCCGACAAAGACCCGAAAGTCCAAAGGCGTCAGCCGCAAGAGTGGTGACTATATTGTCGCAATTCCCTCCTACAAACGAACAGAAGGTCTCAAAGAAAAAACCTTGGCCGTGCTGAAGCACTATAACATCCCACCCTCCAAAATCTATATTTTCGTGGCAGACAAAGAGGAAGAGGAGAATTACCGGAATGCTCTAGAGCAAGGAACTTATCATAAGATTATTGTGGCCGTCAAAGGCTTGTCTCAAGCACGAAACTTTATTGCTGAGTATTTCCCCATTGGAAAGAAAATTGTCTACTTTGATGATGATGTAAAAGGGTTTATTGAATTTGATGAGACAAAACCTCGTCATGAAAAACCATTGGTTTCGTTAGAAAAAGTAATCCAACGAGGGTTTGCGGAGTGCGTCAAGCATGGCTGTCGTTTCTGGGGTGCCTATCCGTCTGCGAATGGATTCTTTATGAAAGACACCGTAAGCACAGATTTGAAATTTATCCAAGGATGTTTCTTTGGTATTTTCAATCCTGGAAGCAAAGAACTTCATTTGCCAGGCAATGGTGAGAAGGAAGATTACTATCGCACACTCCGCATGTATCAACTAGATGGGTGCGTTGTGCGGTTGAATTATGTGGCCCCTAAGACATCCGTCTATGGCACTCCTGGAGGGCTCCAAGCCAATCCTGATAGAGCGAAACGAGAAAAAGAGATGGTCGAGTTATTGATGAAAGAATTTCCTGACTGGGTTCAGCTCAATCCTAGACGAAAATCTGGATTTATGGAAATCAGAATTAAAGATACACGAAAACAAAAGAAAGACGATTAGAGAGCATATTTGAGTCCTCCCATACCACCTGCCACTTCAAACCAGTTGAGATTCTCCACATAAATTGTCAAGTCATACACGTAATTCGTATTCGTTGGCAACGCATAGAAATCCACTTCTACCTGGAAGTTCTTTACACGGGATGTATTAAGAGAGCCTGAGGGTTGTGTATCAGGAGAATGAAGTGTGAAATTGTAAACAGGAATTTTAGTTCCAGGACGACCATTGAGAGTCTTCCAAGGAATAATTTTCGTGAAGAAATCAATTGGTTTTTCTTCTTGAATTTCATTGCCATCACAAATCACACGCAAACTCCGTAAAATTCCTTCTTGTCCAGTTGGAATTAAGAGACCACTGGAATTGGCCTTTGTATTCAAGGGTGTTAATCCAGGAGTAGGAGCAAAGGGTGGTGTCGGATAATTCCACCAATTGCTAAAATTCGCAACATCATTGCGATACTGAAGACTATCTGAACGCCGCTGAATAAATATCATACGTGTCACAGGGTTGTGGGTGTAGAGGTCAAGAATTTGACGTGTGTAAAGTCCAGGGAACGGATAGGGTGTAATTTGCTGCATCAGGTAAGACAAGGGCTGGGTCGCAAAAATCTTTCGTTCTTGCTCAGGCAAATAAACATACGTACATTGAATTCTAGGATTCAAGAACCATTGATTTAAAGCAGGGATAGACGCACCCACGTCTGTCGCAAAGTATCTCCATTCTGCCTGTTGTTCATTGGAGGAAACATATTCAGGTTGATTTAATTGGATTTCCTCTGTGGAAGCTGCCATTTGATACAGAGGACTGACGCGATACCCTGACACATCTAGCACTGTATAGAGGTTTTCAATAGAGTTGAGAGTAATCTGAACTTCACAGTCATGATATTGGAGGCCAATAAGAGGTAGGGCGAGGCTAGACGCATCTGAAAACCAAAATCCAAGGGGGACACTAATCTCTTGTCCAAAAATAGAAGGACGATTTGTTTGCGCACCCAATGGAAGAGTTGCGTTCTGAAAGACACTCGGATATCCTACCTGATTTGTGCCGCCCGCAAAGACACCCTCTGCGGGATTGGTTAATTCATTGGTATCTCCCACAAGTGTTCTCCATTTTTCAAAACTCGTGTTATCAAAATCCAACATGGCTCTTGCCATTAAATAGGTTCCATCCACTTCTTGGATTTTCTGCCCGCCGACATAAAATCCTGCTCTCTGAATGATAGATGCGCCAAGAAATCGGACCCACTGA